GTTCTAGTGCAAGGTCTCTGACCTGATTTTCTAGCACTTGTTTCTGTTTTTCCAATACTTTGATGCGTTCCAGTAATGGTTCAACATCTTCGTAGCGACACCACGGCCCATCACTATCTTCTCTACGAACATTGCGCACCCAGTCGCTTTCCTTAGTGAAGTAAAAACGTCTAATCTTCATCTCATCTTTTTTTAGTTTTAATTTATATTTCATCTTGTCCTCTCTTTCTGTTTTGATAAATTGTTGCAGTGGGCAGTGGCGTCCAAGACAGCAGCTATTAGTCCGACCATTTACATAGCACTGCCCACACGATCACTTGTTTTTCTCTTGTGGAAGTTCCCACGTTTTGATGTCAGCCATGACTTGGCTTTCTTTTACGTCCAAGTAATGAGCTATTTTTTGTATTGTCACGCCATCTTTTAGCATTCGATTAATTTGCTTGGCGCGGACCGATGCCCGTTTAGGCCACTTGTAGGCGTTTCGGTCATTGATCTTTGTTGGAGTTTTTGGTTCACGCATAGGCTTTGGTTCTGCCTTTACTTGCTTCTTGTGGTTCTTCCATCCTTCCTGCTCTCGTTGCAGTTGCATCATTGTGGCTAGTTCTTTTTCGGTTGGGTTCCGATTCTCTAGCTTCTTAAATTCCTCAAACAAATTGACCATTAATCCCAACGAGCCTCGCCTTTCAGGACAACAGCGTCCCCAACAATACCTGTGCCACATAGCTTTGTAGCCTCGTCATTGAACGGCAAGCCGTCGAGCAAGCCTTCCTCATTGACTAGGATTTGCCAGTCTTGATGCGTGGGGGAATGAACCATTTGGACCAGTCCACCTACGAGTTCTTGGGCCTCTTGTAATGAGGGCCGACGATCTTCGAATACATGAATCATATCTATCTCCTTCTTTGTAGATTGGGATTTATACCAAGTATTCCCATACGACGCAAGTAAAAAGTTAACCGGGAGCGCCCGGCAGTTAACCGTAATAACCCGAACAATTTATCGTGTTAGATGTTATCGCGCCCGGTTTGACGTTCGTATTCTCCGCGAGACAAGGGTCCGTCCATAGTCCCAAGCCACTTCTCTTCGCCACTTGTTGTCAGCGCGTACTTGCGAATCATGCCTTGCTCCATGGCTTTAGTCACCAATCCTTTAACTGTGGTGCGCTGGCCTGCATTCTTGAGAGCGATAATGCATGGTTCATTAGGCTCTGATTCTTGAACGACATTGTAAACGCCATCGTTCTTGCCATCATGGGTAAGCGCACGACCTTCGTTCTCACGCATACGGACTAGATCAACAAGATGCGCGAGGCGATCACGCTGCGTCTGAGATAGGATAAGCGATGCGATGTCCACGCTACGATCTTCAAGCAATCCTGTGTCTGGATTACGAATGAAGTGACGGATTTCACGATTGGCAGGACCGTTGGATTTAACGACTGCGCCGTCAAACACACCGTTTCGTGTATATGGAATGTTGAGGTCACGACAGCGTTGCTTGGCTGTTCCCTCATCGACAGACCAGACAGCGAATGCCGAGCGAACGCCATCAACGATAGCGGATGTGCCGCGAATAAGATTTCGCGCTTGCTCTGGTGTTGTGACTGGATCGTTGTCTCTGATCTTCGCCATGTGGTGGTTGACCATGACAGTTGCACCTGTCTCTGTTGCCATCTGTGCGAGCAGACCCATGAATGCAGCACCCGCTGCGGGATCAGCGTTCACATCTGCGTGAACAAATGATGCGAGCGGGTCAATAACGATGAGCTTAAGATTATCCATCTCTAGCATTTGATCGTAGATGCGAGAGAAGTCTGGACCCACTTCGTAAGAGTTATCGACCTTCATCATGATTGGGAATACGCCGCCGAGGTTGGGCAATGGTAGAACGCGCAGCTTGTGATCGTAGTGTTCACGATAGCCCATGGGATCAAGACGAGAGATACGTCTGTGCATCTCGTCCTTGTCATCCTCTGCGGTCAGGATGATTGCATCACCGTGCTCTGCGACTAGGCCACCGAATGCGTTTTGCATAGATGCGCCAGAGGCGACCTTCATGGCTAAGTCGAGCGTCATCATACCTTTGCCCGAGTCACCTGCCGCTGCGAATACCACTGGCACACCAAGGGGCAGCGTGTCTCCGATAAGAAACTTTTGCTGTGGTGGCGAGCCAACAAAGTATTCGTTGACCAACAGACTATTGTCTAAAAGATTGATCGGCTTTTTTACTTTGTTTTCATGGCTTTGCAAGAAGTTGCTAACGCTAAATTCTTCTTCGATAGCGTCCGCTGCATCCCACTTTTCAGGCTTCGACGCAGGGATGTGCAGCATCAAAGTTGACTTTGCCCCTGCTTGTTTCGCCTGCGCTTCTACGATCTTTGCTAGGCGTTTGCCTGCCTCATCGTTGTCAGGCCAGAGGATGACTTCTTTGTTGCGCAAGGGGGAGAAGTCAAATTTATGCGCGGTGTTTTCGGAGAGCATGCCCGAACCACCAATGGTGCAGGTAGCTGCATATCCGAGTTCCGTGAGTGCGTCCGCGCACTTCTCCCCCTCGACCCAGATAACCTTGTCGGCTGCTAGGATGTCGGGTATATTGTATAGGGGTCTAGGTTCGGGTAAACCTTGACGACCATTCATGAACTGGCGGAATTGCTTCTTAGGCTTTCCAGAGTCATTCCGAACAATTTCGCCAGTCTCATCTCTATCAAAGTATTTACGCACAGTAACGAGCACTTCACCGTGTTCGTCGGTGTAGGTGTACTCATCTTCGTAGGGCGTGTTTGGCCCAATCTGCTGCTTGACTGGCTTTTGTTCGGGTTGTTGAAAGCCGTTGGTAGCTGTGGTGTTTGTGACCTGAAAGTTCTGCGGATTGTTATTGAGCTTTACGATGTTTTCAGGTGGGGCCACATAGTCAGGCGTGAGGTAGGATTCAAAGTAATCCGCAACCTCTTGCATTGTCCAACCGCGACCTTCTTTTAGCACTTTTGAAATGCCGCCTACACCGTCACCAGACTCAAAATCTTTGCCAGACATGAACCATGGACTGTTGATGTCGATATTAATTCTTAGCGATTGACCCTTTTCACCACCCAGTGAGCCGAGCATAAAATCATTCCCGCGAATCATTCCCTGCGGGTACGTTTCTATTAATGCCTGCCGCTGAACACTGCGTGGAACTTCGCGAGAAATACGCTCTGCGATGTCTTTTGATGACTTGCCAAACCTTCCCAAACTCATTATCTTGTCCTCATACCCAAACGATCTACTAGATATGGGGTGATGCTCTCCTCGCATTGCCCCATTTTTTTATTCAGCCCAACAAGTATTCTGGTATTCACAGAATTTGCAGAGAAAAAAATCTTTGCTTTGCGCTATTCGAGGCAGCATGTCATTGGCTTTTGCAGCCGTCAATATATTTACTGCCTTATCGCTCGCTTGCTGTGCGAGCACAGGATTGTACGGAACCAGTTCGTAGTAGACTTCTGATGTATTTTTATTGACTACGGTAAACAGCGCGGGGTTGTCCGTTAGCTCCATGTACGTTTGGTATAGCGCAATCTGTGTTGCGTATGTTGGATTTGCTTTTGCTACACCATGCCGAACAAATGATTGGAACTTTTTATCGTTCGCTGATTTGTTTTCCCACAGGCATGGGTAGTCCATTTCAACTGGACCGCCACATAGCACACCGTCGATGTGACCTCTGATTTCGCCGTCAGCGATTGAGAAACCGAACTGTTCGCCGTTCTTATCTTCTGTGCGCAGATCGAACCCTGCGTCACGAAACCACTTGGCGACATAATCTTCGATGTGATGACCGAACTCAAAAATGCGCAGCGTTTGTGCGCTAAACTCTTTTCCTTCGTCTATGGGATGGTTCAGGTAGCGATACTGTATTTTGCGTGAGCATTCATCACCAATGCTTGATGCGCCGATGTACTTGCGGCGGTCACGCTTTCCTTCTCTTGCAACAATCGAATTGTCGATTGCTGCTTTGATGTGCTCCACTACGGGATTATCAATCCTAGAATGGGATTGAAGTAGAAGGCCAACTGCCTGTTGACTTAAAGTAGGTTTCTTCGAGCTTTCCAATGTTAATCTCCGCTGCTAGACGTTCTGCTTCCTGTAATCCAAAGATGAGTGTGTGGACTTGATCTTCTGTTAGGTCAGAGAATCGGGTGTCCCACCCAAACTTTCCAAGTATAAATGCCAACTCTTCGATTGGCTTTGGTGCTGCTGGCACTGTCAATGCATTGTCTCCCTTCCTGTTGAGCCGAACAATTCTATGACTTCATTGATTTCGTCCGGGTCTGCATCTTTGTTTCGAAAGCCGATGTTCAAGACTTCTTGGCCTTCGATGATGACTGTTGCTGTACCGAACAAGACAACATGTTCGGCTTCTTCTATGTGATCTTGAATGACCTCATTGGCTGCTTTTTGAACTTCGGCAATATTACTGGGATCATTGACCCAACAAACCATTTCGAACTCTGATGTTTCGACGTTTTCATCGTCTTGTTCAGCAATCATCAGGTACATTTCAAATCTCGGCATTCGGCTTCTCCACAATGCGTTTGGCTAGATCAGCGATTAGATTAGCCGTTGCTCTTGTGGTTAACTCTACATGACCGACCTCTTTGCCGTCTACCCACATGTAAACGACAGGTCCGTCAGCCCCATCTCGTACTGTAATTAGCTTTATCATTCTGCTGCCTGTTGCATGATTTTTAGTTGCGCTTGATTGTAGTGAGCCTTGTAGCGATGCTCGGCCCATAGGAATCCAAGAGCGCAGCTTGCGCGATACTTGGTCCATGAGAAGTCCATGACGTTTACCTCGACACCTGCATTTCGTAGCAATTCGATTTGCTTTGCTGATGCTTTCTGGTTGAGCCAACGCTTGGTTTTGTTTGCTGCATTGTCGTCTTCGATCTCACGCAGGAAGTCATCCGCTGCTCGCATTGCATTGATCTTGTCACCAATGGCAACTGTGCGCACTGGCATGGACTGTGGCTTGACCATGGCAACCCAAAAGTCATTGACATATAGCGGAGCAATACAAACAACGCCGTTGAATCCAAGAGCCATCATAATGTCGCTCTCAGGGAATGGTTCGATCCACAAGAATGGCGACATCTTCATTAGATCGTACTCAGTCATCACAAAGTTTTCGAGTACGTCTTTTTCGGCTTTCTGGAAGATGTGACCACAGAATGGACATTCGCGTGTGGTTGGCGCGACTTCAGCTTCACATTCTGGGCATACCTTAACTGGAGCTTCGCCACCCTCTCGCTTGACTGCGCCATCTAGGTTGGCTGTGTCATCAAGAGAACCGTGCGTAATAACGGACGTTCCAAAGTCCATGACGATGCAGTCTGTCTTGACCGTGTTCGGATATAGCTCAGGATCAACGATGCGCAGCCCACGACCAATCATCTGCACCATAGTGCCCTTCTGGGAGCATGGACGCGTTAGGACAACGCAAGAAACTGGTGGAGCATCGAAACCCTCTGTAAGCACCGCTACGTTCACAATTACCTGTGTGTCGCCATGCTCTAGGTCATGCAGCATTTGCTCACGCTCGCCTTTGTCTGTCTCTCCTGTGACGTAATCAGCTTTGATGCCTGCGAGCAGGAAGGCTTCGCAAAGATGTTCGGCATGTTTGACTGTGGAGCAGAACACAACTGTCTTGCGATCACCTGCCTTATCCTGCCATTCCCGAACAATTCTATCGTTAATGACTTGGCGGTCCATAATCGCGGCGACCTCTTCCATGTCGTACTCTTTGCCGCGCTTAGTAACTTTGTTCAGATCATCGTTTACGCCAAGGTCAACGACAAACGTCTTGGGGCGCACAAGATAGCCTTCATGAATTAATGTTGCTAATTCGATCTGATGTGCGCAATTATTGAAAACCGAACGTAGACCTTTGCCATCCCCACGGTTGGGTGTAGCTGTGAAGCCCACGATTTCTGCGGTGTCATTGTCTTCAAGGATAGCGTCAATCACACGGCGATACGTTGGAGCCGCTGCATGGTGGCCCTCGTCAATGACAACCATATCGAACTTGGGACGCTGTGCGAGATTGCGTTCACGCGAAATGGTTTGCACCATTGAGAACACGGCATCTCCTTCCCAGTGTTTGACCGTACCGTTGACGATACTTGTGGTCATCAGGGGATTTACCTTTTTGAACTTGGATTCGTTTTGCTCAACAAGTTCGTCGCGATGCTGAACGACTAGAATCTTTTTGCCCTTCTTGTGACGCTTACCTACGAGCGCAGAGAGCATGATGGTTTTGCCTGCACCTGTTGGTGCGACAACTAAAGTGTTGCCGTGCTTGTCGAGCGCAGAAAGCGCGTCATTCACGGCTACCTCTTGGTAGGGACGTAGTAACATTGGAACACCTATTCGCTAGAAAAGTGAGGGGGGATTGCGGCCCACGGCCCCCCTGTCCGTGGTCTAGCAGGCGCGGATTGGCCTTGCCGCTAGATTAGCGTTGCGCCCATGACGGAACTGCACCAGATGCTTGAGGCTGCGCAGGGGCAGTCTGTTGCATATTCTGAGCAGCCGCAGGGGTCTGCATTACAGGAGCTTGTCCACTTGGAACGAACTCCCGCGAATTAGGTGTTAGGGCAGCGATCAGACGATTGCTATCAGCGTAACCGTTTGTGCCCTTCTTAATGCCGACCTTAGCACAGATTTCCAATGCGTTTAAGTCAAAAACGCCAGAAATGTTACGAGCTTGCTGTGCCTGCGGCGACATGTCCGCAGGATCAATGTTACGCGCACTTTCGACCAATGACTTCAATGTGCGTAAACCAATCTCTTTGGCTTGTGGCATACCGCTTGGACCCATCTTGTCACCATCGACAAAGACGCGATCCCAGAACTTGCGGCGATCATATTCGCCACCAACGATAGTGAACTCAAGTTCCATCCACTTTGCCGCTGTGGACATGGATTTCTTAAACCACATACCTGCGCCAAATTCAGCGATTTCCATATCGCCTTGCTTGACGACCATGACCGCGCGACAGACTGTGCCGTTTGGAATTAGAGAGAACTCACGTTCCTGTGGATTATTGTCCTGTGGGACTTCATTAAGATTAAGCATTTACTTGTTCCTCTTCGCTAGAGTGTTGTGTTGAGGGATCGACGAATGTCAATTCCTTGTTAGGTTCTGGCTTACCGCTACTCATTTTATCCATAAGTTTACCCAAGTGCGGTTCTTCCAACGTGTCTAGCCTACCCGAACGATCTTTTGCGGGATAGCCCCACTCATTCAACGGCTGACACACGAAAGCACGATACTGACCGTGATCACCAGTTAGAATTGCCATTGTGATCATTTCATCAACAATCCCGGGCAATTCACGACCAGTTTTCGAGCCTTCAATTTGCAGCGCATATTGCTTGCGCCCATAATCATCTGTGATCTCATCTAAGATGCCGACAAAGATAACGTTCTTTTCGCGGATGTGTTGCAGGTGTGTTAGCCAAGACATCATTTCGCGACCATGCATCCCATAGGCTGCACGAGTATCTAGCTTCCCAGAGCGATCAGAACGCGCCTCTGGTTGCTGTAGACACCACTGGAAGCACAAACGTCCTGCAACTGTAATAGAGTCTACAAAGAGCGTATCGTACTTCGACAGCATTTCCACGCTGTCACCAACCATCGACACGACATAATCGTAGTGCGCTTGACTGTATGGCTGATCTTCACTCAGCGCGGGATTTGGACCCCCAATAAAACATGCGAGGTCACGACACTCTTGCCATGTTCGTGGACGTAGAACGTCAACAGGGAACCCTTCGATAGCGGCATCCCCTGCCTCTAGGTCTAGGAACACAGTGGATTCAGGATTTAGGGTACGGGCCAGTGTGGTTTTACCCACACCGCTTGCACCGCATACTACGATCTTGTGGCCTTTCTTTTCAGCTAGGCGTTGATCGGCTGTGATAATTTGTAGGGCCATTAGTCTACCTCTTCGATTGAGAAACCACCAATTTCCACGCTACGGCATGGCTCAAGCATTTCTTGAATGGCGGGTGGTGCGGCTGTGTATTTACGCTCATCTACTGCAAGCGTAAGTTTTCCATAGTGACGTGCATCCTGCTCTGGCATGGACTGCAACACGTTACCAAGCTGATCTTGATCCCACACGACCTTCTTGCGCACCGTAGCTTTGAGCTTACGATTACCCGCAACAATATATGTGGTGCCAAAGTCTTTACCGTCTGCGCGTAACGCATCACGGGCTTGGTCTAAGAATGTATCTGAGATTTGTTGTTCGATGTCTTTAAGTTCGACCTTCAAGTCCGCAATCACGTACTTGAGTTCTTCTCGACGTTCGAACAGTTCACGACTATTCATGTCGATTCCTTTCCGCTTTAAATTACTAGAACCCTATCTATCCCATATAGCTTGGGATATGTCAACGACTTTTTTTAGATAAAAATATTTCTATGCCGTGAACAGCCTTCATGAGTTTCTTTTTTAGTTTAAACTCAGGGGTTTCGACGCCCTTGGCATCTTCGACCACCTCGTACCAGTCGCCGTTCTTGTCCTGCTTTTGATAGCGGAAGTCTGCAATGTATGCGCAAATCTTTTCACCATTGACCGCTATGTTGTACCGCACTTGTAGTTCAAGGTCTTTGACCCGATCTGCGCGTTCGAGCGATTTCAGATACAAATACCGCTCTGACTCCCACTTGGAGTCAAACTTGATGCCATCCACAGTTACTTTCTTGTTGCCGTACTTGGGTCTTGACCCACGTCGCTTGGGATTATATACAGTAGGAAACGTCATTTATGGGAAAGTCCTCCATGCCAAATCCAGTAAAATACAAATCAGTCGGTGTTTCAATAGAGGCTTACGACAAATTAGTTTATATCGCAGAAAAAGAAGATCGCGCCATTGGGCGTCAGTTGTCGCGCATGATTGACGAGGCATACGATGAGATTCAAGCGCGTGTGAACGCACGGCAATCATACCGCCCTGCCGCAGTTGGCATTGGCGGTATCGCTTCAGTTATTGAAGACTAGAGTAGTCCCATATTCCCAAGTCCGCCCAGTAGTGTAGCTGCCACTGCTGGGTTTTGCTTTGCCTGCTCACGAATGCTGGAGCTTTGCGGCAGGCTGGGCATTTCTACCGGGGCAACTTCAGGAACTGGAATAGTTGTTCGGGTTATCTGTGGCGCTGCCGGGACGCGAGATTCAAGTTGCTCGCCTAAGCCTTCAGCAATACGCTCCGCTTCCGCACCTAATGAGGATGTAACTCCTGCAATGCCACGAGCAGTCTGCTGACGAGCCGCTGCGCCAAGAACATCGTTCAGAGTTTCTAAGAAAACTTTCATCTTTCCAGATTTAGTTTTTTGCGTTGCCGCCTGTGGTCCGTACTTTTTCATGAATGTTGTATAGAATGGACCTGTAGATAGCACACGACCTACGACACTAAGCCGAGCAAGTGTTCCTAAATTTTCTAGTGGACTCGCTGCAATATTAGCAGCAACAAGATCACCACCTTCAGCAGATACGCCAAGAACCTTCATGTTTTGACCAAATAAACCG